TGTAGCAGCTGGTGCAATATCACTGGCTGATCCGGCTGGAACCACTGGCCAAACGATTGATTCTCCAACCGCAGCCCTTTCTGCCTCGGCATTTTTCCCAACAGCTGGGATAAATCCGATCATTTCGCGCGAGACGACGTCCAGCGCCTGGTAAATAGTGGGCAAAAGCCCGGTTAAGGTATTAGACATCTCTTACTCCTTGTCCTCATCCAGGACAGCCCCGCCACCCTGAATAAATTCCATTCGGGCGCTGGCATCAAGCGCGAGGAAATCTCCACGCTTCATCTCCCGCTTGTTTTCAACTTGCGGAAGGTTATTACTGACGGGAACAAAATCCTTGGCTGCCTGCGAATCAACCGCTGCAGCATCCCGCATCGAAAGGTAAAGTTTGTTGGCTTCTTCAGCTTTGGCTTTCGCCTCGTCCAGCGTCGGGCGCAGATCCAGAGCCGCCTGTTTGCCTTCATCAGTACCTTTTTCAAAATGTGCATGGATTTCGTTCATAATCTTTTGCACATTCTCATCCGCTGATCGAGCGGCATCAAAATAGGGCTTTAAGTCAATCATTGTCACTCCTTTTTCACAAAGATTTTTACGTAAGCGCACAAGCGTTCTGCCTCAGCTTCCTGCCTGGCTTTATCCTCCCCGTTCTCTTGGCATGCCCATTGGGTATCGCTCATTTCCTCGGGGGTAGCACCCCCCCACGCGGGGGTTTCTGTCAACACCTCAGGTTCTGTGTCGCTGGAGGCCAGCACCTCTGGTGGTACATTCGAATAATTTTTTAATATGTTCAGCACGGCCGCATTCTTCAACGAATCAAAGATCTTAGCCCGGCCGCTGATCACTTCATCCACAAAACCCAGCGCTTTGGCTTCTTTGGCAGTCATCCAGGTTTCTTCATCCATCATTTCGGAGATCTTTTCATCACTCAGCTGCGTTTTGTTTTGGTAGGTCTCCACGATCCCTTTTTTGATGGTCCCTAAATATTCGGCCGCTTTTTTCAGATCCCCTTCATCGCCCCAGGTAATCATCCACGGGTTATGAATCATGAAGTACGCGCTATCCTGCATTTTGACCTGGTCACCAGCCATCGCAATATAGGTAGCTGCGCTGGCGCACAGTCCATCGATCCGGGTTGTCACTCTGCCCGGGTAATCGATGATCATCGATCGAATAGCGCTGGCTGCGTAAACATCCCCACCCCCGGAATGGATCCGGATTGTGACAGGCCCGCCTTTCCCAAGGTTATATAAATCAGCTTTGAATTTGGCAGGCGTAATTTCATCATCCCACCAGGAATATTCAGAGATATAGCCGTAAAACTCGATTTCGGCATCTCCGCTCTCCGATTCAGCTGCATCTACCACCCGCCAGAACGGTTCAAACGGGCTGGCACTACCTTCAATTATTCTCAAAGGTTCGTTCATTTTCTTCACCTCCATTCTGTTTCGTAGCACCCCCCTCGGGGGTAACTCCGGACGCTGCCAGCAAGGTACCATCCTCCTGGATAACAGCCATATTGGACGGGAAGTAATACGAATCCCCACCATAATAAGCGCTCAAATCCTCAATCTGACGGCCTTCATTGGGCGTCATTTGCCCGGAAAGGATGCGATTCTTCATCACTTCAGATCTTGTTTTGGCGTCCGTTTGTAAAATGGCTTCCCGAATAAATTTGAAATACATTCGATCCTGCTCATCTCGTTTCAACCATCTGATTCGTTCCCATTGCACCAGGTACGGGTTCAGCGTGGTGCGCAGATAATCCAGATTCTGTTGCTCGTTGCTCTGGTAGCTCTGCTTGCCCATATTTAGCTTATATAAAGGCATCCCAAAGAAATTGGCAATCTCCGCATCCGTGGCATTGATCGTCTCCAGGAACTGGGCATCACTCGGTTTCATGGTGACCGCTTCAAATTTTGCAATCTTATTATCAAAAACAGCAACACCACCGGCATTGGATGTACCCTTTATTTGATTGGTGTACTCTTCTTTGACCTTTTTCCTCGCCTCTGAGCTGAGTGCGCCATCCACCCACAAAAGGGCAGCGGGATTCAACCCGGCTCCGGTAATTTTGTTCTGGGTTTCATGCGCCCCCAATTGTCGCCCCATTGTGTCGGCTGCATAGGTAATTACGCTCCTACCCACCAGTCCATCCGTGGAATTGATCATCAAATGAGTGATTTCCACCCAGGGAATAATGAATTCTTCCCCACTTGGCAACCTGGTACGATACCAAAGATTGCCAGATTCATCAAAAACCGGGTAAGTTTTATCAGACTCTAAAATAAACAATTCCCGGAAGCTTTGCGCGGGTTCCCAAATATACGTATTGCCCCAAAATACCAGCCAGGAAATGACTGTCTTTTTGAATATAAACGGGGTCATCCAGCGGTTCGGTTGCACTTCCACCAGGTAAGCCATGTTTCTGATCACAGAATCAGGTGCGATTTGTTCAATCTGCCTGCCTATTTTTTGGAAAACCTGAAAAGGCATCGAGGCAATATCATCCGAGAGAATATTACCGCAGCGGTACGCGGTTGCGATTCGCTTAGCAGTTTCTACTGTAACGCGCACACCTGAATCGGTATAAATACCAAACGGGCTCAAATATTCCGGCTGAAGTTTTGGGGTAACAGCAGCTGGAGGCGCGGGGATCGCTTCATTTCGTGACTGGAATAAATTTTTTATAATCATTCTTTATACCTATCCTCCGGACACTCCGAACCTCTCTGGCCAAAACCTATCATCAAACCAAAAGCAATCAGAAAGATCCCTGCAGAAAACAAAGCCAGAACCGGCATCAAATAATAAAATCCAGCTGTGATCAAACCAGCCCCTACCAAAACCAGCACGTCATCCAGATACTTCAACATCCTACATACCCCAATCATCCGAGAGAATCTCCTCACTCAGATCCAAATTGCCTTTGTAATTCAATGCCCGGCTCATAGCATTGGCCAGCGCAACAATCGGGTCAATCCGTTTCGTTCGCACAACACTTTTTCCCTTATGCTCTTTCACAAACTTCATGTTGCTATTTCCATTTTTGGCTATACTCGCGTTCCCAAACGCCCAGCGCGCTACTTTATCATCCAAATGGCTGATCTTTCCATCCCGGAAGAGCTTTTCCATCGCATCAATCGGGGTGGTCATATTCATAAACGTCTGTGGAATATCAACAATCGTGAAATCTTTTTTCGCCAGGCGTTGCATCAACATGGCAGCAAACTTCATATCAGGGTCGATCTCCTGAATCTTGTATTGCTTGGCCAAATCCAAAATCTTGTCTTCAACTACTGTATAATCCACCGTATTCCCATCGGTAACAGTGATCCAACCTTCCCGCTCAAACTGATCATACGGAATTTTGTCCCGCTCGATTCTTTCCTGCATTCCTTCCCTGGGAATATAATTCCACCACAACACGCGCCATTCAAGCATGGTGCCCTGGGGCGGAAATAAGAGCGCCAATGACGTAAGATCAGTCGTAGACGATAGATCTACCCCCAGGTAACAATCCATTCCCAGCAAATCCATCTGATTCCACTGGCCAACAGTCTTATCAAACAAATCCACCGGTAACCAGGTCGTTAGTTTGGTCGTGATCCATTGATTCAAATCCAGCCATCGAAACAGGCGTTCATCTGCTGGTTTATTTTTGGCAGTGATGGCAGCGTTTCTCATCGAATCAAGTTTTTTTGCCAAACCAAGACTCGGGTTAGCCTTATACCAGTTTGCCTCGTTATAAATATCATCCCCGTCGTAGTTGTAAATCACTACATACCAACGCGGATCGAGCTTATCTCCATTCAGAATCTGCATGGCATATTCATGGATCTCCCAGCCAATCGAGACGCGGTCGGGATCATCACCGGCAGTGCTGATCACCCACCAGATTGGTTGCCGCCTGGTGGCACCGGCTTCGAATGTCATCACGTCCCACAAATCGCGATTCGGCTGAGCATGCAGCTCATCAAAAATACAGGCTGATGTTTTGAAACCATGCTTTGTGAAGGCCTCAGCTGATAAAACCTCATAAACAGATTTTGAAACCTTGTCATAAATAGTCTTTTGAGAATCGGTTACTTTCGCCCTTGTTTTCAGAGCTGGCACCAGGTCGATCATATCTTTCGCAACTTTATAAACGATCTTGGCCTGTTTTTTATCAGCTGCACATCCATATATTTCACCATTGTGCTCACCATCCGCAAATAAATGGTATAAAGCAGATCCAGCAGCCAGCTCTGATTTTCCGTTTTTCTTCGGGATCTCGAGATAAACAAATTGATACTGACGTGTACCATCCTCTTTCAACGTTCCATAAACATCCCGAATAATCTGACGCTGCCAGGGAAATAATATAAATGGCTTGTTATAAAACTCACCGTCTGTGTGTTTCAAGCACTCGAAAAACTTGACGGCGCGTTGAGCATGGGCTTCAGAAAACATGGCACCCACTAAAACTAAAACCAGTATGAGAATAAAAAAAAGACGTTTCATTCCTGTTGATTTCCATCACCATTCACAAAATCTGTAATCTCGCCCAAAAGCATCGCCATAGGATCAACCTCTTTTGGTTCCGGATCCTTTTCTTTCGGTGCTACACCAGCTCGTGACCGGGGAGTGAGATATAAGTGCTGCCGCATCTTGAACATCAGATCGCGTTTCCGGTCCACCCGGCTATCCAATTTGATGATATGGTCCATCATCGATTGAATCTTCTCGCTCATCATCACGGCTTCAACAACCTCGCCATCTTCCCTATGCTGCCGGTTCTTCTCAATCAGGTACTTATATAACTCCCTGGCATTGGTCCTCATTTCATCGAGCTCATGCACCTGCTCAGCCAACACACAATAATCCAGCAACAGATCAAGATCCAGCCGTGTCACAATCTCGCCTTCAAGCGAGTGGTACTCGCGCATGACTCTGCGCCAGGCTTCCGCTGCAATCTTCATATTCCTGATCGCAGCCGGAGCCGCAACAGGCAGCTGCCGATTCGGCCTCAAACGCGCCTCTGATTCCTCCCGCGTTTTCCGCTCGGCAGCTGTTTCATGTCTTACTATCAGGGATTGGGGTTTCGGGGCTGGCATATTAACTAGATTCTCCACATTGGGAAATTTTTTCACGCGGCTGACCATCTGCGCTCGACATCTTCCAACCTGAAACTTTTTCACCCCCTCTACCCTCGGATACTGTGACTCTCGAGTGGCAGGCATGACACAAAGACTGCAGTGGACTCGACCAGAATATCTTCACATCTCCGCGATGTGGGACGATGTGATGCACATCAGTCGCAGCCTCATATACTCCATTGACCAGGCACTCCTCACACCAGGGATGATTCGCCAGGTGGATCCTTCGTCTCCGCTGCCAGGCGCGATCATACAACCGTTGCCGCTCCGGATCACGCTCCACAACCCGTGGCCGCTCATGAGCAGCACAATACCCAGAGGGCACCAGCTCGGCACACCCAGGATACTTGCACGGTCGCAGTGGTTTACTCGGCATACTACTGATCCTCCACATCGGCCTTCCTCCGGACATCAATCCCATTCCTCCACTTATTGATTTCCGTAATGGACTTCTCGGTGAAGTTATGATGATTGTTCAGAGACTGATAAATCAAATCGGTTTTGCCTGCCAATAACTGGATACTTTCATTCAAAAGAGTGGAAGATTTCTGCTGATCCTTCTGTAACTTTTCCATAAAACCATGCGTGGATGAGAGCAATTCACGCTGGAATTCATCACGCTTTTTACCCTGCTCTTCACTCCATAAGCGTTGCTTATTCGCCTCGCTTGCCTGGAATTCACGCTCCCTTTCGCGGCGTTCATCCTCGCACTTATCCACCTTATCCTGCCTGGTAAGCATCCAGATCACAACAATGAATATGAGCGCTGCCATAGGCAACTGCTCTGCGATGGTTCCCAATATCCCCTCCATTGCTTAGCCCTCGCCGTTCGGATCATCCGGAGTAGGAAACGGCAACAATGTCCCATACAAACCATTTGCATTTACCACAATTGATTTGCCTATTGTTGCAACCACTGCCAGCCAGGAAGCCCAAATCACTACATCACCCACAATCACACCATACTCAGGACCCAAAACTTCTTTACTGGCCAGATTGGTGATGATAATAAATCCAACCCAACCAATCAGCATCGGTAAGACCATCGTCAAATAAAAGTCGCCCAGTTTTGCCCAATCGAATGTTTTAGATCGAATTGCCACAGCAACCCCCAGCAATACATCCAGTAATATCAGACCTACCAACGCTAACGCGTGTTTGCTGTAAGTTTGGATTACCAGCCAGATCTGATCAAGAATCCCAATATCCGCCTCAACCGAAACACCACCAGCTGCAGCTGCGACCGGGAAAGCAACACAAACCAGTAAAAGCATTGCGATTACCAAACCAAACCATGAACTTTTCATTTTTCACCTCACTGGATTTAACAAAAAAAGACCGTCGAAAAAATAACCTTTTTCTGACGGTTCTTTGCCGTATACAAGAAGTATGTACTTAATTATTCGATTGTCTTTTTACTCTGACTATTTTACGGTTCTTTGCCGATTGATTTCATTATACAGAAAATTCGTTCTGAATGCAAGTTCTATTTAAATTTACAGGCAAAGATTTTGCCTATTGCAGCGCTATAAAAGTATTGGATAATTAAATTAAAAAGTGGAGGTTATTATGGCTGTTTGCAGAAGTTGTGGTTTCATTCATTACAACAAAGAAGAATGTCCGAATTGTGGATATCCAACAGAATATGATTGTTGGAATTGTGGAGAATATATATATCCTCCTAATGAAATTCATTGCCGTAAATGTGGATGGTTTGTTTGTCCAACCTGTGGAGAATGTGGATGCAATCCCGAAGCTCCTAAATCATTTCAAAAAAGGGGATTTGGGTGGAGTGATGATGATCTTTAATTAATTATCATCACGATAAAACACAGGTTTACCATCAACTGTATGCGAAAATTTATAAACCTGTCCTTTTTTAATGTCAATTTTTAAATAACCATAAATACCATCATTTTCCTTCAATAATGACAGCCTGCGTTTCAACTCCTCAGCCTGCTCCACCGTCATACCCAACCAATTTGCCACAATCTGCGCATCATCCATGATATCTCCTACTGGCTATGACCTACTCAATCCTCAACCCAACATCCTCAAAACTGATAAGGCAATGCTCACAAATTACCCTGGCAGCTTCCCTCCAGGAATAACAAACCACCGTTCTCCACGAATTCTCTGCCAGCTTTTCCAACCACCACTCCTGCTCCGGAGTCGGCTTATTCCGATCGAATTTCATCTCGATTACCAGGCCAACTACCGGCCGGTTTTCATGGATCCCATTCACCGGTATCCACACATCAGGCACACCCTTCTTCACGCCCTCAGCCTTCAAATCCCTGGCAGTCTTTCCCAAACGGTACCCGCCATTCGGAACAGCAAACATCAACTCGATGCCAGGAATTCTCTTCTGATAAATACTCGCCCATAAAAACAAAGCAACTTGCTCGTCGTGTTCGCTCATGATTTAACCTCTTCCATATACTTATAATAACGTTCCTTCTCCAGCTCAATCACTTTATCTTTAGCAGCCTGGATTTCAGGATCCGTTTTCCCTTCGTAATAATCTGGTTTTACTTCAATTTCAGCTTCCACCAGTTGATCAGCAAACAATGGATACTTTTTCTCCATCCGGCGTTGCAGTCTTTTTCTTCTAACCGATTTCAGCGTATCTTCTGATAATTGTCTGGGTGGTGCCATCACCGCCGACCAATATACAGACCATTTACCAAGTTCTTTCTTCTCTTCAATCTCCGGAGGACAATGGTTATAAAATGGGGAATCGTAAGGAACAAACTTTTCAACCCTCACACGATCCTCACCACCTGGTGGATCCGTATAAGGATTAGACCAAATCACCCGCCACACCGCCCCAACCGGCTTAGTCATTTACTTAACAAACTCCGGATACATTTTTCTCAAATCCTCAGGAGTATTAAATCCACCGTTATTTTTTTCGCTATCAGCTGTGAGCTGTGAGCTATCAGCTTTCCCCTGCTTCCCCCATCTCCTCTCCAATTCCCGCAAATACTCAGCCTTCGCCCAATACCCGGCTTCTCTCAGCTCCTGATACAACCCATCCAGCGCCGATCCACCTCGCGTGTGCGATAAAACCGATCCTTGATCAGCTTCACTTTGCGTTGATGGTTCAGCATCAAACTTTGATTCAGGTTGCGATCCGGAATCAGGTTCACAACCTTCAAAATCTCAGCCACCCTGGGAAAGTACAGACTCTCGCGCACAATCTTCTCCGCAGCCGCCTGCAGTTTGATCATGTTCACGGATCCCAGCGCTTTCACGTAAGTATCCACCTGCTCATCCGACAACCGGTTACCAAACGCGTTCTGGAGATAAATCAACACAGAAATAATTTCATCTTCGAATTGTGGCATCATAACCTCCTCTTATTTTTTCTAATCTTCTCTCAGCCGCCGATTTCTCCTGCATGGGAGATTCTTTGCGATCTTTTTTATCCTGTACCTCGCCAGACATAGCCCAATCCAGCCAACCAATATTCGTTTTGCTGTAATTCCGGTCACACCAGGCTTTGAAAAATGGACGTAAATAATCAGCCGTATGACTGTTTTTATTGGCATGAATATCCCGCAATGATTCAATCAGTGCTTTGCGATCTGCGCTCTTAACGGGTAATCCCATATTCCCTGTCACATTCATGTAAATTGTCACCAGCTCGCGATCTTCAATCTCCTCATCACGCGAGAATACTGTAATCCCTTCCAGATCCGGATCAGATGAATTATTTATTTTTTGTTTTTTTGCATGCGCGCGCGTTGCTTCTTCGCTCTCACCATCATCCTTAATCTCATCCTCATACTCATACTCACTCTCATCTTCGCATACTGTACTATTTGCTATATAGCCACCTATACTATTCCAGTTACTTTCAAGTATTTTGTTTCCCTCTCCATGATAGCGATAGCGATCAATCCAACCATCAGGAGCGGGATATTTAGAAGCACTCGCCCAACGAGGTTTTTGATGTTTCCACCAATTCACTATTTGAATGAGTTTTTTTCCATCTTTTTCATATCGTAATATTCTTCCGACTGTACTATAGGATTGAACAGCTGCTTCAATTTCATCAAGCGGAATATCATCAAGAGGAAATATATTTGATCGAATCAATGCAGCATTATCTCTTAAGCGTCCCTGGTCATCTGCCAATTTTGTAAAGATACCTATCCAAAGAAGTCTAGCAAAAATAAATTCATCCTCGAACATATCCCCATCTGTCATACGTTTATTTGCCATTACTCCTCCTTAATCGTTTTCTATCAGCAACACGCTGTTTATCTTTCTCTCTCATATTTCTGAAACAAAACAACAATTCCTCAGTAGATCCTTGCACCATAATCGGACACCAATCCGGCTTAGCTGTTGGAAAATCAACTCTGCGATTGACCACACAAAAAGGTGGCTCATATAACACCTGATCCAGGAACCGGCAATCCACACAACGCGCCGGGACCTCATCCTCACTGGTAACAACAATCTTAACAATCGCACTCATCCTGGGCAGTACATCATCTGTCATTACATTGCGTCCTTAAAAATCTCATCATACTTACCAATGACCTTCTTCACCCGCTTCTCATAGGAAGCGGAAACCATCACCAAAAAACTATCCATCAGATAAACCGCTTCATCCAATACAGGCTTCATCTCGCGTTCAGAGTATTGGTGATCCGAGCAATGCTCCCAGGCCGGATCATTCACCTGATCACTGCAGGTGCCATACACAAGGCAATTCAAAGTCCGCGGCTTCCGAAAAACACAATTCTTACAAGTTCTCATATTGATACTCTCTCAATCTTGTTAGCCGGTTGCCAACCCGCTTTTCGTTCCATTTCGGACCCATCCTGGCAGCAATATCGCGGTTTGTCATTCCGAGTTTGTATCTTCCTCGCAACATCCATATATCAGCCCGGGTTATCTTCCTGCTCTCTATTTGTTGAGCCTTAGCGCCACCTTTCCCAGGGTAAATAATTATTTCCCGGAGAGCTGATAACGGAATAAACCAGTTTCCATTTTTTCTTGCTTCTGGAATCTTTCCGCGATTCACACGCATATTAAGAGACTTCGAGTCGCAACTAAGAAATTCAGCAGCCTCACCAATCGATAACCAGCGGTCACCCCAAAGCTCCTGGGCACGAATCACCAACCGCTTCAAATGAAAATCCCTCATGTTTCCAACCTTGAAATAAATCCAATGCTGAGGCCGCGTTGCCCAACGGTACAATGTCACCTTTCGAATGTTCAAGATTTGTCGTTCTCCAGGAATAACATCAAATGGCATCAATCCTGATCTGTTCCAACGCATCACAGCGTGGATATCTACCCCCAGATAACTGGCAACATCCTGCCCGGTCAGCCAACCTTTCCGTTTGCTGGGGGATGGTATTCCCCGGCGTGTCATCCGAATCTTGACAGCCTGTTTACTCCTGCCCAAAATTTCAGCCACTGCATCAAATCCGAGCGTTCCCAAATTTTCTCGCATAAATTCATCTTCTTCACGGTTCCAGCGCCGGTGAACTTTTACGGGTCCGGATGGTTTTTCCTCAGACACCATCATATCGATCATAAAATCAATATTCATCACATCGCCTTATTGAGCAATCGCAAAACAAAAAACACAGCTGGGCATTCCTTACAGACAGACTCACTCGCCATATCTCTTAAAGCGCAATCTGTGCATGTTGATTCAGCGGCTTTTTCCACCAGCTCCCAGGAAGGAACCTTACCAACCTGTTTAAGTAAATTCCAGCGCTCCGGATCAAACCATGTTTTTTTCGTGGCAATTTTAATGGCAGGAACCCCTGAAATTGCCCGGTAAGAATCGGTGGAAACAACAGAATTCTTAATCTTATCGATAACCTTCAGCATCTGCTTTATACTCAGATTGGTTTTACTTAATCGCTCAGCAACCTTCACACGCGTTTCCACCGGTAATTCAACCAACGCATGAGTCAAACGTCTGTCAGCAGGCAATAATTTTCTTTCAACCAGCTCCTGAGTTTTTTCATCCAGATCCATCAGATCGAGTCTTGAATTGACAGTCACAATATTTTTTCCGGTCATAATTGCAATCCGGTTACCCGATAGTCCAAATTCCACCATCAACTTTTTATAAGCGCGAGCCTCCTCCATAGGGTTCAGATCCTGTCTTTGCACATTGGCAACCACTGCCTGAGCCAGCCTGTCTTTATCCTCAGACAACTCCTCCCGGATAACAACTTCTACCGAGGAAACACCAGGAATAAGTTTGCACGCCCGCCAGCGTCGCTCACCATCGATGATGTAATATTTCCCCGGCCTGATCTCCTCCACCACAATCGGCTGAATCAAACCAACCTCCTGAATCGATTCCGCCAGCTGACCAATACCAGCCTCATCGAAATCACGCCGTGGCTGCTGTGGGTTAGGTTGAATATCTCTTAAAGGAATTTTCATAATCTCGAACCTTATAACCCTCTTGTGGGTGAATCCTCAATACTAAACAAACTCTTCAAGTGCACCTCCGGCACCGGCCAGCCATTATCCAATTTTGGTGGCTCCTCCAGATACCCTTCCAGCCAACACTGTGCACAAACCGGTTCACGAAGATCCCCAAATTCCTCCAAATCCGATCGAATCTCAGCCCCACACACACAGCAATTCTTCATGTCCATAACCGTGTTTCCTTTCACTTCAATCCTGAATCCTCAAACCTGAATCCTGAACCCTAATCAATCAAACTCATCTGAGTCGGCTTCTTTACGCCAAACACCTGCAGAGCCGTTTCGCGCATCCGTTTGGATTTTTCAATAACCGTATAAGCCCGTTCTGTGTAATCCTCAATGAATTGATCAAACTCATCCATATTGGTCACCAGAAAATAACCATCCCCGGAATGTGACATCCCAATCATCCAGTGATCATCCCGCAACTGGCCAATGGCAAAACGAATCGCCCGGTCAATATCCTTAATGTTGCGATACTTGCTTGCAAATAAACCAACCAGTTGAACCCTTGGTATTGCCATTTCCTTTCCGCGATGTTGTAGTAATACCTGGGCAACATCCTTCTTTATACTATTTGGCAAGCTTTCAATAAAACTTCTATAAAATTCATTTTTCATTTTTCAACACCTCCAAAACGCCAGGCCGAAAACTATGCAGAGAAATCACAACGCCAATCAGATCAAACGTGTCCTGAGGAACATGATCTAAACTGACCACAACCTCAAAAATAATTCGTTTAACATACGCAACCACAACTCCTGGACCTAACGGCGTGTTTACCCCGGAATGAATGGGAAATCTCTTTTTCCACTTTTCCTCACTATTTTTATTAATGGGTTGATCATGGTGATCATGGTAAATTAATTTCATCTCATTCATTTCCGCTCCAACCTCCGATAGGATACTGCTATCGGAACATCATTCACGCCTCAACGGCGATCAGTTTAAACACTTTCCGGCTGCGCTGATCTTCAGCTCTCTCCAACCGGTGCAGGTAAACCTGGGTGGTCAAAAGCGAGGAATGCCCCAAAAAAGATCGAACTTCCTCCACATCTGCCCCGGCTTCCCTCCGCAACATCGCAGCGGTATGTCGCAAATCGTGTACCCGCACCCTGCCGGCAATCCCGGCTTTCCTGGCGCGTCTGTTCACAATCTCACCCACCCCCCGCGCACTCAAAGGTCCACCAAAACGGTTCCGGAAGATATAATCATCAAACCCTCTTCCACCCGTCTCAGCAATATAATTATTCAACACAGCCCACAAATCAGCCGGGACGTTAATCAGGTTATCCACTTGCCCTTTGCCGGACCAGCGGTAAAACAACTCACTGTTGCTCATCTCAAAATCACAAACCTTAGCACTGCGCCATTCACTGTTTCTGCGTCCCAAATTCAGGTACCCCAGCAGCAGAGCATAATCCCGCATCCCTCCATCCGTTGTCTGATCGATGGACCCGAGCAAACGTTTAATTTCCGAAACCGATAAAGCCCTGCTGTTCGCATACTGTTTTACCTTCACACACAAAAATTTCATTTTCAGTGGGTTATGTTTTGCCAGTGGTTCCATCTGGCCAGATTCATTCTCCACCAGGTACTCGCTGCAGGCAAAATTAAACAGTGAATTCAACGCGCCAAGCCTGGCATTAATCGTGGATCCTTTCAACCCGCGTTTTAGCATGTCTTCACGCCAATTGAAAAAGTCCTCATAAACAGCACTCCAGATCGGGAATTTCGAGCTTTCAATGAAATCTTCCAATGCCTTGGCATAGGAGCGTTCTGTATTTCTCGCCCGCCTGGTTTGTAACCAGAGAATTTCACATTGATTCCATTCGTTACTTTCGTTTTTGATTGGCATCTGCTATAATCCTTTTAACCGTGTGAAGCCGTGTGGATCGATCCCCTCGATTCCACGGCGTCCTTTTTTAATTCGGGATCCCACAACCCAGAATTGCCCCAGTGAAATCCATCTTCACAATCCTCGCAAATAGTAAACTCTTCCCGAATCTTTGCTTTGCAGCCACATTCGCATTGGCATGGATGCGATCCCTCAGCATGGATTTCAATACCTCCAGTAGCACGCAGAAGCTTATTCATAAAATCCTCACACTTGCTCCGGGATCCTTCGCAGGCGATGAAATATTCATACTCATTTTGGGTATTAAATAAAGCTACCTGTGGGTTACTATTTGGAGAAATAATGTTGATCGATCGAATAAAATCCAAATTCACCAACACACCACTTTCCAATTTCAGCAAGTTCATTCTTCCTCCTCGATTCTTTAAACCTAAATCCTGAATCCTAAAACCTGAATCCTGAATCCTCAATCCTCATACCCATTGCTGATCACCCGATAATCCGTAACCTTCCCAATCGGCTTATCAAACTTTGCATAATATTCTCTGGTCTTTTTCTCCTCAATTTTTCTGAGAACAAAATCAGAAATACCCGCAGCCAGCGCAAAACTAAAAATAATCAGAAACAAAATTACAGCCATCACAAACCCGGTCGAAAAATTACCAATCCATGCATTCATCTATTAATCCTTTCTCTTCAATTTTTCTAATCGTTCCTTCGTGGCAAGCATCTTCTCCAGCTTCGCCCGCCTCCGCCGCTCATGACGGTTAGGCTTCTTAGGCTCTACCATTTCAATCTTTTCCTTATCAACCTCTTCCTGAATTCTCAATTCTGAATCCTCAATCCTAAACAGTTTCGTCGCATCCTCCGCAAAAGTTCCCTCCGTATCAGAGTAACTTTTCACCTTCTGGTTCTCAGCCGCATCATTCATATTTTTTCCTTTCCTATCAGCTATGAGCTATCAGCTAAACCGGCCTCGTCGGCGCTCCTACACCTTCCAAAAACCGCAACGCACGATTCAAACAGCCAACAGCCCTTCCAACACGCAACAAAACATCAGATTCAGAACAATTCATTTTTAATAAATCCTCAATCTGATCCAAAGCTTCCTGAGTCTCCTCAGCTGCCCGGTCCCTGGCTTCCCTGGCCACATTTGGCCATTCCCTGGGTTTACTACTCATGCCGTCGAGCCTCAGCAATCAACGCCTGCTGAAATTTTTCACGCTGGTGAATATATCGGGAGATCGAACCAATGATCATCGGCAATCCGGAGGCAAAAAAAGCAACCAGCACCAAAATGGCAGCCGGCAGGCTCACAATCGCCACACCTACCAGGGTAAAAAATACCCCGCATGCCACAACCAGGCTCATAAAGCCTTCTGCGTACTTTTTGGAGATCAAATAATCCACCAGACGGTTATAAAGGATCCCAAATAACACAAGTGCCAGAAAAGCAGCCAGAATCAGCCCAAAATCCAGCCTTATTTCAAAACTGATAATTTTTGTCGTACCATCAAAATATGACATCCCCAAATCTCCCGTGTGTCCTTTTATTACTGACGATCCGGCAAACTCACCACCATCTGATCAATTGCCTTTGCAGCTGCCAACTGCCGCCTCTGCCATTCCAACCGAATCAGCCGGCGCACAAAAGCACTGCGATTATCGTAAGCATCTTCAACCATCATCAGATCGAGCGCTTTCGAATCTTCTTCAGTGAGGTTTATATTGGTCTGAACAAAACCATCTGCCATTTATTTCCTCCATTTTTACTTGTAAACATTATGTTGTCATGAGTATACAAAATATGTAACTAATTGTCAATAGGTAACTTTTTGAATACCACAGTATACAAGCAAGGTGTAATAATGTTGTCAATTGTGAACACTATGTTTTCTGAATGGTTAATGAATGAATTGAATAATAGAAATATCAATCAATCTGAATTAGCAAGATTGTCTGGTATTTCTCGTGGTGCTATAAGCCATATTATTAATGGTGTACGACAACCAGGTCCTGAAGTTTGTGATGCCATTGCAAAAGCATTACAGCTTTCTCCAGAAACAGTGTTTCGAGCAGCCGGGATACTTCCCCAAAAACCGGAGCTCGATCAAAAAATCGAGGACCTCAACCATCTTATGCGGGAGTTACCACCGGAAGAACTGGAAGAAATAGAATGGTTCATCCGCATGAAACTCAACCGCCAGACGTCAAACAAAAAGAGCCGCAAACCCGCGGCTCGAACTGTTTTAAAAGGATGAATAGAACAATGTTTCTATATTAGAACGTAAGGAGGGAGAATGAGGGAAAATTCTTTTGTAGTAATTGACGTAGAAACGGCAAACTATGATGTCTCAAGTATTTGTCAGATAGGAGCTGTGAAATTCTTAAATAATGAGATTATTGAAGAATTTATAACCTATGTTAATCCGGAAGATATTTTTAATGATTTTCACATAGGGATTCATGGAATTACACCAAAAATTGCGAATAAATCCCCGATATTTCCTCAAGCATTTAATAGCTTTCTGAAATTTTTAAACAATGAAATTTTACTTTCATATACTACGTTTGATTTAGGTTCATTAAGAAAAGCTTCAAATAAATATCGAATGCAATTTCCAGATCTAAAATACATTGACGCTTCAAGAATTGTACGACATTCATGGGACCAGTATGCAAAAGATGGTTATGGGTTGGCTTGTGTCGCGAATGACTTAGGAATTTTATTCCAGCACCATGATGCTCTTGCTGATTCTCGCGCAGCTGGACTTATCGTTATTGAAGCCATAAAAAAAACAGGAATTCATATAGAAGATTGGCTTGAAAAAGCAAATTATTCCATTGATTTATCAAGAGATACTGTTCCACCTCCATCAATTTGCCAACAAGGTGATCCAGAAGGTTTCATGTTTGGAGAAACTTTACTTTTTACAGGAAAATTATCAATCCCCAGAAATCAAGCCGCAACAATAGCAGCAAAAGCCGGTTGTAATATTATTGACCGATTTAATTTAAATACAACGATTCTGGTTATTGGAGAATTGGATCCTCGCAGTTTGAAAGGAAATTCAAAAAGCACAAAACAAAAAAATGCAGAAAAAGCCATACAAAATGGTCAACAAATCAGAATTCTTTCAGAAGAAGATTTTTTTGAAATGATAAGGTTTTGATAAAAAGCTAAGGTGGATAAATGTCAGAAACTATTATGTCAAAAGTTGTGGGTGTGAGCTATACCAATCCAGATGGAACAGGCCGCCAAACCATTATCGAGAAGTATGTTGATCCTTACTCGGAAGTTCTCCTGGAACATGATATTGAAAATCAATATAGTGAAAATGCGGTTGCAGTTTATGTGTTTGATGAAAGCTACAATCAAAAACAAATTGGATATTTATCAGAAGATCTGGCATCCCGTTTTCACGATCAATTAGATAATGTAGAATGCTTTGTTGAAGAAGTAACCGGCGAAGATAAAGGAACACTGGGAGTCAATATTCGCCTTGTGATTTACACCGATGAAGAAATGCAGGAAAGAGCAGTTCAAAAACAAAAAGTTACCCCAGTCCCTCCATCCAGACTTCCATTAGAACCAATCGGCAGTGCACTCCCAAAACCAACCGTCAAAACCCAACCGCCCCAACCCATCCGCAAAAACATCTCCCCCAAAAGCAGGACCACCGCCCTGACCCTCTGCATCCTCCTGGGATACTTCGGCGGTCATCAATTTTATGCCGGCCGGAAAACACTGGGAATTATTTACATCTTCACACTCGGCTTATTCACCATCGGCTGGGCAATCGATTTTATTCTCATCATTCTCGGGCAATACAAAGATAAATATGGAGATTACATCAGCAATTGGTAACATCGCCTAACCTGCACCTTAATAATCCTAACGCCTAAATACTAACACATAAAACCGCCTGAACTTATCCCCGGAATGTTCAACCGGCAACCTCACGGACACCCCAAAAAGGCATACATTGATGCCCCTGGTAACCATTACAACTTTCTTAGTTCACATCCGTGAGGTCGTGGGTTCGAGTCCCTCCGTGCCCACAAAGGACATCCAATATAGGATGTCTTTTTTTATTGGGCAATTTCACACCACACACCAATTTATTAAATAGTGATCCCGTAATCAATTCTTATGATCCAGCCAATGAATCACTGGAGATATTTTATTGAGGATGCTTTTTTCATCTCTGGAAGCAAAATTGCTCCCATCTTACTTGGACATTCATCCAGAAGTCTGGTGATGTATTAAAAAACTTTGCCAGCCGTAATGCTGTGCTGGGTGTAAATCCTCTGCGGCCATTGACGATTTCATTGATGCGCTGGTAAGGAACCAGGATTGCATCAGCTAATGCTCTTTGTGTTAATTCCATTGGGATGAGAAATTCTTCCAGAAGCATTTCGCCAGGATGGGTGGGGGTTCTTTTTGTGTGTAAACGTACCATTTTTCTCACTCCTAATTCTTAATGATAATCCATGATCTCTACATTACCAGGACCATTTTCCGTCCAATCAAAACATAGGATATTTAGAATTATCTCAATAAGTCGGTGAAAGGGGGTGTTTTTGGCGTGCGAGCGCACGCCAAAAACACCCTAACTGCTAATTATTGAATGGACACTCATTATTGTTAATCCAATTTCTATGATAGATTAAATAATTATTCATGCTGGGATTAGATCGCAGGAAATTGGACTGGAACTTCGAATAAATTTTGGGGTTTTCCATTAAAATAATCATAGGCAATATCCATATGAAATCCCAGAAAATCCTGATCGCAACCATAAGTCTGTTGGCACTGGTTCTGCTGTGTGCAGGTGTTTATTTATTGCCACCCGTGCATTCACGAATAGCCTGGCGGTTAGCCTCCCTTCAAACCAAAATCCATTACTTTCTCAATCCCCCTGACCAGGTGATTTTTTCTCCCATACAGGAAGAATTAAGTCTGACAAGAGAGTCTAACCCTCCGATTTCAGAAATAACCCCTTCAGCGACATTTGCACCCACTGAAACCTCCACACCCATCATTTCACCAACCATAACACTGACACCAACAGCGATTCCTGCC